TGCAGAGACATCCTTACCAGAGAGGAAGTACGGTTCAATGACAAAGTGGTTGTACAAGTCATCCAAAAATACTTCCCAGACTTCAGAAGAACACTCAACGAACTCCAAAGATATAGTTCAACAGGTTCTATCGATACTGGAATCCTCGCAACGTTAGGTGATGCCAATGTTGATAACTTAGTAACTTATCTCAAAGGTAAACAGTTTAATGATGTTAAGAAATGGGTACAACAGAACTTAGATTCTGATCCTGTGTCTATAATGCGTAAGTTATATGATAGTTTATCTTCTGTCATGACAGGTCCAAGTGTTGCAGCAGCAGTTTTAATTATTGCTGAATACCAATACAAGTCTGCCTTTGTTGTTGATCAAGAGATAAATCTATTAGCGTGTCTAACTCAATTAATGGTTGAGTGTGAATTCAAATGAGAACTCAAAACAAGGAAAACTGGTATTATGTTTTTTGGGTAGTAGCAATGGTGGCATTTATTATTCCCCAAGTGTTCACTGCCTATGGTATTCTTAAAATCGTGGATTATTTAAAATGATTAGTAAAGTAGAATTATTACATCACAGACTTCAAGCAGTATTAAGAGAGCATTCATTCTCTGGTGAAAATAGTCTTGCATATCTTGGTGATGATGATGGAAGACATAAGTATCTTATAGGTGAACATGAAGTTTATGTTGACCAAATTACTGAATTTGAATGCGTAGAAGACGATGAAGAATGAACTAATAGAAATGCTTCAGAAGTATGCTTACCAGAAAGGTAAGTTTTTATTATCTTCTGGCAATGAAAGTAATCACTATCTTAATTGTAAACCTGTTATCTTAACTGGTAGAGGTTTGGAATTAGTATCTAGGATGATGCTACAGCATGTTAATACTACACCTGTAGCAGGTCTTACTTTGGGTGCTGATCCATTAGTTAGTGGTGTTGCTCTTGTTGGTGGTCTTACTGGTTTGATTATCAGAAAGGAACCTAAAGGTCATGGAACTGCATCACAAGTTGAAGGACCATTACCACCTATAGGTACAGAGATTACAGTTCTTGAGGATGTTACTACCACAGGTGGGTCTGCTATTAAGGCAGTTAAAGTTCTCAGGGCATTGGATTATCATGTTAATCGTGTAGTTACTATTGTCGATAGACAAGAAGGGGCTATAGATAATATGAATAAAGAAGATTTGGAACTGGTTAGTCTTTTGACTTTAGATGATGTCATTGCAGGTCTTTGACAATGTATTCGATGATGATAAGTGGAAACTTATCTATGAATATTGTATAGGTGCATCATATTCTATTGGTGAGGCAGACTTTAAGGGAGCTCCACTTGTAGGAATGATACATGAACTTACTCCAGAATCTGAGATCTATGCTATAATGCTAGATAAGATGGTTAGTTCTCTAACTACAGTCGGGACACTGCAGAGGATGTATATCAACTGCTTTGCTCCAAATGAAAATCCATTTTTTCATATAGATGGTGAGACAGGTTATACTGTCTTATACTATCCTCAACCTAATTGGAATGAGAATGATGGTGGAACTACTGACTTCCTGTATAAAGATCATATACATGGATCTTTTCCTATAGGAAATCGAATGGTAGTATTCCCACAGAGCATTCCTCATAGGGCAACGACCTTTAGAGATCGACACCGTTTTACTCTTGCAGTTAAGTACAAATGATTTTAGTTTACATCATCATTTCTCTTCTAGTATTCCTAGTTGGTTGGGGTTTATATCTTACCTTTGGACCAGGTAAAGAAGATCTAAAAGATCAGATTGATGAACACGCAAAAATGCATGAATTAGGTATTGCTCATGGACATGAGAAAAGTAAAACTTACATCAAAAGAAATTGACATCACTGTTGATGCTCTGCAAAAGGAAAGGGTTTCGTATTCTTTTAATACTCCTAACCAACCTAAAATTGAACGTATAATAGAAAAACTATTAGGCGAATTTATCTATGACTAATTTGAAAACTCCTCTTCGTTATCCTGGTGGTAAATCACGTGCTGTTAAAAAGATGGCACAGTTCTTTCCATCGTTTGATGAGTACACATCATTTAGAGAACCATTTTTGGGAGGTGGATCTGTTGCTCTATACATTACACAGATGTATCCTCACCTAGACATATGGGTGAATGATTTGTATGAACCATTGATTTCGTTTTGGAGAACGTTACAAGATGATGCAGATAAACTTACAGATGAGTTAAGAGAACTAAAGAATAGACATGATAATCCTACAAAAGCTAAACAATTATTTGCAGAGTCTAAAGAATATTTGTCGCAAGAGAGATCGACAAGATACTATCGTGCACTCAGTTTTTATATTGTCAATAAGTGCTCCTTTAGTGGTCTTACTGAGTCTTCATCTTTTAGTCCTCAAGCGTCAGATTCCAACTTCTCCCTTAGAGGAATCGAAAAGCTCCCTGAGTATGGTAAGATAATACAGGAATGGAAGATCACTAATAATCCATATGAAGATCTTCTTACAGATGACTATTCTACATTTACATATCTTGATCCACCATATGAAATAAAATCAAATCTGTATGGTAAGAAGGGTGCGATGCACGCTGGATTTAATCATGATACTTTCTATGATAATTGTGATCGTTACATAGGATCAATGATGGTATCTTATAACTCATCCAATTTAATTAAAGAAAGGTTTAATGATTGGGATGCACAGGAGTACAATCACACCTATACAATGAGATCAGTTGGTGATTATATGAAAGACCAACAAGGACGTAAAGAATTACTTCTTCTAAATTATGGCATATGATGATCGTTATCCTCTAAAGGATTACTTGAATAGCATTAATTATTCTAAGGAATATTTGATGGATGAAGATCCAGGATGGGAAAAAAATTATCCATCTTATGTAATTAATAAGTGCATGTCTCACCACATGGACACGATTCTTTATGCTAATGAAATGAACAGGTATCAGAATTTAGATACTCGTTTACAATATGATTTTTATATAAATACCGTCAGACCCCGCAAGAGATTTTCTCCTTGGGGTAAAAAACAGAAGATGAATGATCTTGATCTTGTCAAGCAATACTATGGTTATAGTAATGAAAAAGCGAAACAGGCTTTAAGGATTTTATCTCCCAATCAACTAGATTACATTAAAGAAAAACTGAATAAAGGAGGTAAGAAGCGATGAACGGTGAGGTTCAGTGGACTAAAGATGATATGGTGGAAATTAATCTGAAAGAACCAGATGATTTTCTAAAAGTTCGTGAGACACTTACAAGAATAGGTGTAGCATCTCGTAAAGAAAAGAAGTTATATCAGTCTTGTCATATCCTTCATAAGAAGGGACAGTATTACATAGTACACTTTAAAGAATTATTTGCTCTGGATGGTAAGAAGGCCAACCTATCAGAGAATGATCTTCAAAGACGTAACAGAATTATCAAACTCCTATCTGATTGGGGTCTAGTAGAAATTGTAAAAGAATCTGAAGTAAAGGACGCTGCACCTTTAAGTCAGATAAAAGTAATTGCATATAAAGAGAAAGGTGATTGGTTCTTAGAATCCAAATATAACATAGGTAAGAAGAAACAAACCGATGGATGATAGGTATCGGTATAAAATGTTTCCTGAATGGTTGAAATCACCAGGATGGTTAAACGCAGAGGTACCTATTGCCGTTAGGGAAGAACTAGAAGATGCCATAAAGAATCATGGTGTTGATGCTAGGGGTACTTTACGTGGACATTTAAAAGAAGAATATCATCTACCTATAGGTCAAGAGATATCGAGATATACTGCAGACTTAGCAAAGCATTACTGTAGAGAATTTGGTATGCACGCTGCTACAGGTATTCAAGAAGGACTTGAACCAAAGAATCCAGATTTTAAACTTAATAAGTTATGGGTAAACTATCAAAAGAAATATGATTTCAACCCTCTACATATACACAGTGGGGTTTTCTCATTTGTAATATGGATTGAAGTACCATATGACATGAAAGAAGAGATGAAACAATATGATAAATGTAATGGACAAGAGACTGCTACATTCTTCTTTCAATATAACGGTCCTTTAGGTTCTTTAGAAGCAAGACATCTAGTCGTAGACAAGAGTTACGAATGGAAGTGTGCTTTCTTCCCTGCAAGGATGTACCACGGTGTCAATCCATTCTATACGTCTGATGGTACTAGAGTATCAGTTTCAGGAAATCTTTATTTGATAGATATATAGTATGCGATACTTTGGATATATGACTAAGGAAGTAAAAGAAGAGGTAGTTGAAGAAGTTAAAGAAGAAAAAAAGAAAGGCTTCTTTGGTAAAGCAAAAGATGCTATACTACCAGACCCTGAAGAACAGGCAGCAATCATCTCGACAATGGTCAGAATCACAGTCCTGGCCTGGTCTGGTGGAATATTGACTCTTAATTATGTTGCCATCCCAGGTGTACCACAACAGAAAATTGATCCCACATTTATAGCTTCGGTTTTTACAGGAGTTTTAGCTAGCTTCGGAATTCAGACAGCGAGTAAGAAGGGTGATGGTACAATGAAGATGAATGGTAATGGTAATGGTAATGGTGGAGCACCTCCTGTTACTGCAAAAGATATTGAACAGATCATGGCGAAAGCTGGACCTGTACAAACAATTCGTATTGAGCAAGCACCTCTCAAAATAGTTGGTGTCTCAGACGACAAAAAAGAGACCTTTAAAATGTAAAGTCATGCAAAAAATAATTAATGTACTTGCTATTGCGTCTACTGTTGTATCTACTGCCGTTGTTGGTAGTGGGTTATACGTATACCTCAATCGTGCATCCATCATTGATGGAATTAAATCTCAGGCTATGGAAGCAGTGCTTGGAGGTGGTGGACTCCCTGGTGGATTGGGTGGAGACTCACTTCCTCTAGGAACTCCTGATCTTGCACCTCCTGCTGATCAAGCTTCTTCTCCTGTACCTCCTGTAGGTGGTGGATTCGGAATCCCTAACTAATGGACTTCCAGAAAATTGCTTCTACTGGTACAGCAGTTGCTGTTGTAGGGACTGGTGCTGTAGTCGGTGGTGGAAACGTCATCGACAATATGCAGGGCGGTCCAGAGAGGCGTGAGTCAGAGAAGATAGAACAGATCAGACAAATAGTTGCTGAGGAAATCTATCTACAACTGAAAGAGAATTGGCCTGCAACCTCTGGTCCTGTAAAAGGAATGAAAGTTCCAGATCAAAACTATAGACAAGTAGTTCCTAAAAAATGATTAACCTAGAATCTCTATCGCATGAACATAAGGAAAGACTTGCAGAGGATTGTGAAGATTATTTGAATCATCGTTACATACCTCTTAAGTCTCATTCTTATGATAATATTATCGTTCAAGCGATAAGAGAAGGTTATGTCTTACCTAAGTTTGGATTTGAAATGAAGGGTAATGAAGTCAATGCCACCAATAAATGACGTTCCTAATGTAGTATTACCTGATGCCTCTATACCAAATGTTTGGATTAATGGTACTGGTATTAGATTCGTTCGACCTTTGGTTACAAGAGATACAGGTGTAAGAGAAGTAAGAAATATTGAACATAGAAACTGGTTGATTGATGTTCCACAGTCAGTTCCCCAAGCACCTCCTGTTGTTATACAGGCAGGAACTCCTGTTGTTAATATGCCTGGTTGCGTTAAGGTTAATAAGGAGAACGCAAAGAATCCTCCTAACAAAAATATGAACTTGGTCAATGATGACCCAAAGCAAAACGTAGTTCTATGTGATGGTGGTATGCCTTACTATGAACCACCTGAGTATGATTATAGAGAATTGACTTGGCAGACAGTATATGTTGACCAAGAGAATGAACCAGAAGGTCTTAATACAGAAGAACCAGAACTTAGTACAGATACACCAGAGACCCCTGACACGAGTCAACCTCCAGGTGAGGTAGAATGTCCTCCACCTAACGCAAGACGCATAGGAGACTTAAATCAGGCAGGTACAGAGAAGGTTATAGGACACAAGCTAAGTGTCGATGGAAAAATCTGTATAACACAATGGGAGGATGTTCCAACAGTGGAACAATTCCTCCCAAGCATTCCAGTTATTACAACGACTGCGACGATAGCTACTGTGGCAACTGCGTCTGCCCTATTTGCCAAACCCCTAGCAGATCTGCTGCTGAAGGCTGTGAAGCCTGTGATAAAGAAGGCGATGGACGCTGTGAAGAAGAAACTGGGGAAAGTAGAACGTCGTCCGAGTCTGTCTGAGATGAGGACTCAGAAGTATCGAGAGAAGAAGGGTCTCCCTCCTCTGAAGAAGAAGACCGAGAAGAAGGGTCGTTAAATTTAAGTTCTGGCATCTGGTGTTGATGTGGTATTACCTGACCACCTGGTGCAGTTACAACTACGTCAGCACAAACACTATGATAAGGAGATGCAGGGTGGAAAAATATTCCAGCCTTTTTTAATTCTCCACAATTTTTTAATCTTGCGATCTCAAAATCTAATCTTTTGTTAGCTGTCAACTGTGTCTGCATTGCTATCTGAGCATTTGCTGCAGCATGACATTGCTTTTGGAATTTTCTATTTAATGGTATTGATAGTGTAGCAGATAAACCTAAGTTTAAACTCTGGTTAGCACGCATGTCAGTACGTACAGGTTTATGCCATACAACATCTCCTGGATTATCTGGTTTACCATCAGGACCATCGACATCTACAGTGATATCCATGTCTGCACCATCTTCAAACCATCTACTACCATCAGCTTTGGTTCTGGTATCGTACCATGTCTCCCAAGGATAGTTTTTAACAGAGATAGTTTGTTGTGTAGTACGACCAGTAAAGTCTGTCATGTCGTACTGAGGTTCGTTATAAAAATCTTCCCAAGGATCTTTCCTTGAATCTGCAAACTGAACATATGGTGTCAAGTTAAACGTGGCTCCTTGACATTGTACTCCACCACCATAGGTGTTAGTTATATAAGGACCTTGTAAAACTTGTATTGCCTGGTTGGTAACTGAGCCCGAACTATTAGCGATAGGATTTGCTGTAGCACTTACACCACCAACACCTTCTGCTAAGGCTTTAATTGGTAGTAAAGAATTAAGGACGAGACCCGTTGCAATTACTGGGTAAACGTACTTGTTGTGTCTGTCACGCTTTTTATAGTGGTAACTCTTTGGATCACGGTCTGGTTGGTCATCCCTGGTCCTTGATATGTTTGTACGAATTGAAATGCCTCTCCTGGATTCGTTATCGTAAAGCTTGGAGAATTTGAAAAGTCTAGGGAGTCGAAGGAACTTGTTACTGTTCCTGTCACTGCTGCTCCTGCAGTTGACGTTGCTGTACTTGGAGATACAGTTACTGTTGATGTATTCACGTTGGGGTTGAGAGCCTCTCCATTGTTTGAAATGCCTACCCCAGTCACTGAGTATTCCCATCCTGTTCTATAATCTATTGAATTTATGGTCTCTGTTACTGTACTTT